TTTCGCGATAAACATATTGGCAGCTAAATCAGTTTTCTTATCAACATCACCTACATAGAAATGTCTTTTAGTTTTTAAATTTAACGCAGGCGATTTTTCAATCATAGTCATAAGATCAAATTTACTAACTGGAATATTTTTGTCTTGCGCTACTTTTAAAAAACCACCAACTAGTTTTCCATCTTTATCAAACTTAGCTATATTTGTTTCTTCTAATTCTTCTCTTGTAACATTAGCTCTAATTTTTGTATTTGGAACTTTAAGTGAACCCATTCTTGCATCACTAGATAATTCATTTATCCAATTCTGTGCTTTTAAAGATTTGTTACTAGGATGTTTTGCAAAAAAATCAAAAGCAGCTGATCCAAATCTTGTAGACTTACCACCTACTGATAATGGATTCAAATCAACTCTTGCCTTTATCTGTCTACCAAGTTCATCAAATGTGCTAACAGTCTTTCTTTGAGCCATGGTTGCTTTAGCGGTATCCATTCTTGTAGGAACAATCTCAAGCACCTCATCAACTTTATCCTTTATAGCTGGCACCGTGGGTCGTGATTCGGGATTCCTTGGTATTTTAGTACTGAATACACGCGCAACCCTCCCGAACCCAGGCGCACGATTAAGAAAATAAGCAGCAGCTCCACCGACTGCGCCTAAAGTAGCGAGTCCACCAATACCCGATGGATTATAATTAAAACCATCATCGTCCTTTGCAGGTACGGCAGTAGTAGGCTCTTCTGCTAAAACTTCTTCAATTGTTTTTGATATGTCTGACATTAATCAATTAGATCTTTAATGTAGTCTGATCCTTTACCGATTGTAACTTCTCCACCTAGGTTAAAAACTTTATCAGCAGGTTTTTTACTTTGCGAAGTCCCTGTAATCGATGTTGTAGTATCGATTGTCATTGCTCTCGGTAAATCACTTTCTTTTTGAAATTGTGGTTTATTAATTTTATCACCACTTGGTTTTTTCATTTTTTTGAATTTTTTTGTAATTTCCCTTACAGCATCCATATCAAGCTTTTTTTCATCAGCAAGCTTATAAGTATTTTTTGTACCTGGTTTTAGTATTGGTTTTTCATATTCAAATGAATCATCCCTTTTTAATAAAGGTTTTGTGTAAGTTTCACTCATTACTTCTCCTAATAATATTTGTATTCTTTTGGACTTGGATAATCATACATATCCTCTTTCCAATCTGATAATAACTCAATAAAGTTCCCTTGTCTGTACCTTAGCATGGCTTGAGACATGCTATCTACGTAATCATCATGCGCTCCATGAGGAAATGATGCGCATTCTTCAATAACTTCTTGAGCCCAATGCTCCTGTTCAGGATACCAAACAGCTCCTGATTCAAACAACGGTGCAACAGAATTTACTCTTACAAATTTATCTTTACCTTTTGTAGGCACAAAATCTACAACGGGTATACCCATACGTCTAAACTCTTGGGCTAATGGTTGTCCTGTTGCCTTAGCTTCAATGACCACGGTCTCAGGTTCCCAGTACTTGTATTGCTCTAATGCTATGGCTTTAAGTTCTGGAAAATCATATTTGCCTTTCATTGCATCTAATAAAATTACATTTGGTTCTTGTCCTTCTTTTGGAAAAAAAATACCCCATGTAGTAATCGCACTATAGTCTGCAGTTTCTTTTTTTGAAAAAGCTGTATCATAGGATTGGATTATTCCTTGTAAATTTGGAACATCCTTTTCTTTCCATGGCCTCCACCATTCTCTTTTGATAATAGCACCCTCTTCAGAAGTGGGCTCTTGCATATATTGAGCTGACCAGTTTCTTACAGGCAATGATGCTTTTACTTTTAACAATTCTTCTAGTTCCCAATACTCAGGCCATACAGGTTCTTCGTTTGGCATGATTGCGGGAAAAGAAATTTGTTTCCACTTATCTGCTTTAGGTTCTTTTTGAGCCTTAATTAATCTTCCAGTAAGATCATCTTCTGCCCAACGTGTCATAACCACGACTATTGTTCCACCAGGTTGTAAACGCTGTCTGGGTCCTGATACATACCAATCGAAAGATTTTTCCATAGCCGTATCTGACAAAGCATCTTGTTCAGTATGTGGATCATCGATAATAAGTAAGTCCGCCCCTCGTCCTGTGATAGAACCGCCAACCCCCGCTGCATAATATTCTCCCCCATGATTAGTCTCCCAACGTCCTTTAGCCTTACTATCTTCTCTTAGTTTAACATCTCCAAATATTTGTTTATAGTCTGCTGAGTCCATAAGATTACGAACCTTTGAACCGAACCTTGCTGATAATTCTGAGTTGTGGGATACCTGCATAATTTTTAATTTTGGAAACTTCCCTATCATCCAAGCAGGAAATAAATACGATGCAAATTCTGATTTAGTATGTCTAGGAGGCATATTAATTATGAGCCTTCCTTTTCGTTCTTTAGAAATTTTTGTAAACTCAGCAGCTATTATCTGATGGTGCCCCCATTTCTTTGGGTCCTTATCCAATCTACATACGAAGTCAGGCCAAACATTTTTTACAAAATATATAAAATTATCTTGGCACAATTTTATGTGCTCAATCCATCTTTTCTCTACAGCTACTCTTAGCTGTTCAGTTGTTAATAATTCTTTTTGCACCATCTATATTTACTCTCACTATGAACTTTTTCTTGCCACTCCCTACCTGGTCTAGTTGTCCAACCTTTACCTTTTGCAAAAGGTCGAGTGACAGCTTCTTTTTCAAAGCCACAAGCGTTCAAACTAATACCTGACTCATTTTGTAGGGTATAAGTAATAATTTTTTTACCACCCATAAGCTGCCATATGTTCCAAGCTTTTGCATACAAAAAACTATTAACATTTTTTGTTCCATCAGAACAGGTTCTTAGTACCTCTGCAGTATACCTATTATCTAACTTTCTAGCTACAGGTCTACCAAGCACTAGGATTCCTACTAATTTATCATTCTTCAAAGCTCCTATACAAAATTTACAACCTCTTACCTTCTTACTATGACGATGTAACTTAATTATGAAGTTGTTGGCCTCAGCCATTGAAATAGGGATACATTTCATTTTCATTTTGGGTCCCCTTTTGTATCATAATAAAATAAACTCGACTACATGTATTAATCTTGTTCTCAAGGCGATCTCTAAGTTACATCAAAAGTTGTAGAACGTCGCAAGATATTGTGGTTAGTGGTTGTATGTCGTACTAGATATTGAGCCTTCTAACACGTTACCTTCAGGAACCAGCTGCAAACCAGTTGCTGCCAGGCAGCAGCATCTACCTGCTGCCTGGAAATTTTAGATGTAAGGATTGTGTAAAGAATTAGTTTTTTTCGATGGTATTAATTTATTCCACGTTGGCTTGTATTTTTGTATCCAACGTCTTTCATACCATCTGATTTTATCGGGATCTTTTACTCGCAATATTTTAACAACACAATTCATTCTTTCAAAGTCGTAAGAACGCAATCTTTGATGAACATCCCAACGCGACATTCCAATATAACGAATAATTTTACTCTCTTTACCAATGATAAAGTATATACCCCCGAAACATTCGGGGATATAACTAGGTTTAAGGTTGAATATTCTTTTACCCATTATTCAACTGTTCAAGTATCGGTCTTAAATTTCTAATAAGATTTTGTTTTAATTCTTTTACAATATCATCATTAGGATACTTAACTAAAATTTCCTCAACAGCACTTTCTAACTGTTTATACATGAATTGATAATTCAATGCTGTTGTAGGATTGTCAGTTGGTTGATCTACTTGTTGAGCAGATTGCTCAACAAGTGTTGTATTAAGTATGTTAATTAAATCGTTATTAGGCATCAGCACCCCCGATTTTTTCGTACTTAACTTTTATTTCAGTAGTTTCTTGTTCAACTAAAAATTCCTCATACAATTTTGGAAATTTTTCTTTGAACTTAGTTGTGTCAAATCTTTTCATCTTTCTTTGAATAAGTTGAGCAAAGCCCTCAAAGTCATTGCCCATATCATTTAAGATAATAAGATTAGTTTTTAAGTCTTTGAAAGTTTGCACATATTCGGGTTTCATAAGACTTGTCTGTTTAGTGTATTCTGAAATAGTGGTTTTCAAAATACCATAGTTTAACAATGCAAGTTTTTGTTGTTGACTTGCTTTTTTAACTCTTATTTTTTTAAGAGTGTTTTTTTGCTTTGTCATAACTTTACTCCTTTTGTTTATGTTAAGTTATAACTAATCTTATATAGATAAGATTTTTAAAAACAACTCTTTTTTTCACTATTTCAAAAAAAAATTTCTTTCATAGAGCCACGCACATTAACATTTTAAACTCTTTTGATACTAGGGGTCATGGCTTTTTTTATCTAAAAAGATTTTAAATTTTACCGCCGTGTAGCGAACTGGCGTCCTAATCTTTCTTTTTAAAATAATTAGAGAACGCAGAAACGAGAAACGAGACGGCACGGGTTGAAGCCCGTGCCGATTGAATAAATAACAAGCACAACATAAGTAGATTGCTATTTCAACAAATCCTAAATCCATTACTTTCCTCGCAGAACTCAATAAACTCATTTACATTCTCTAATGTAAAAGGGTATTCTGAAGCATAGTCGTACTTCGCTTGAATCCAACTCCATGTATCGTGATCGTCCTTTGGATAGTCACGTGGTGCGAGATTTTTTTCACCTGTTTCAGCTTCGACTTTCTTTCGTAACATTTCATGAAGTTTATTTACATGGCGATTATTTTCTTCGGCTTTCTTCATGTCCTCTTCACATTCTTTGATACCTTTCGCAACTGTTCCGTTGCTAATTAACGCTTTTAATTGATTTGCAATTTGCTTTGCTTGTTCTTGGCTTACCTCATGCCCACCATTAGACTGCCACAAAGGTTTATTTTTTTCTTCTATAACCCCTGTATGTTCGCAGACAAATTCGGCGAGACGACGCCACCACCAAACGTTGTTTCTGAAATACTCACCTTTTTCTGTTTTATGATTTCCTAGACTATATAAATCAAAGCCCATGATTTTCTCCTTTTGTTTATGTTTATCCCATGAATGTAAGACTTTATTTGGTAAAGTCAAGCACAAAATTTTCACGATCCACGAAACCTTCAGGAAGAAAAACTGGGGCTCTGGCTCTGGGAGCTGGTCTCTACACATTTGAGTGTCATCAAACGAGGAACTACCAACGAGACCACGCCTCTTCCAGCAGGATCTGGTGCTGGTACTGGCCAGGTCTCTTACCATAAGCTTAGAGCTGCTAGGACCGAGAACGCAATAAACGAGGGAGCGCGACATGCGATGGCTGCCGAAACGGCAGCCCATCCAATGATCATAATCCCGACTAACATTTTACTTTCCCCATGTTATTCCCTCTACATCTGTCTTGAACTTAACGTGTTGACGCAACTGTAGCTTCGTAAGTATTTTAGGTACGTTGTCTAACAAACCTTCACCTTTGAGTCTGCTGCCCTTGGTAATCCTCACCCACATCTTCTCGGCATAACCACGGTGCTTGAACCATACGTACACGTAATCCTGCATCGAAGGCCTCCTTTCCAGCGCTTTTATCTTGAAGTATGTTTCTTTGCCGTGGTGAGGGCACGAGAAAACAACATTGTCTTCTTCTATCTGTTTGGCTTCTTCTTCCATTTGTTTGGCTTCTTCAGAGTCTAACGGATCTCTCCAAATAAATTTATCTTTGGTCATAGTATTACCCCCACGAGCTTCAGGATAACAATGATGCTAACGCAAAAGGTTAGCTCTACTAGTATACTTTTAGACATTTCTTTCTCCTATGTTATGTGTCCCATGTACATAAGACTTCTATCTCCTGCTGTCAAGAACTTTTTTGAAATCTTTTCCAGCAGAGGTTCCTGACGCTGGTGCTGGGCCCATGGTCATTACCTCTTTGTTCAGCGAATGGCGATGAACGAGAACGAGGACTGCGATACCATCACCTGCTTCCCAGCTCCTGGCTGCACCAGCCAGTACCCTATTTACCTGAGTGTTGTCAAACGAGAGTTCGCCAACGAGAACGTAGCTTTTCGTACCACGGTAATCCTTCGCGCTGCCAGCTCCCAGATCCTGGGCCCAGAGTCTGATGGTCTTTAGTGGCGTCAAACGAGGAAACGAGAAGCGAGGAACGAGGACTTCAGGAGGCAGCACCAGCTGCCTTCGCCAGCAGCCTCCAGATCCCTTGAGTTGTGGTGTCCGAGGACGTAGAAACGAGGTCAACGCAACGAGAATCACGGTTCACGGCCAGAATTTCTAAGGCTCTCTGCTTGAGGGGGGAGTTCAGAATAAATACTTTACCACCTGCCCTTTGATATTTGATATGCCAATTAATTTGCCACTTTGAAAGACCTCTATTCTTGAGGTCATTTGCTTTAAGTTCAAGCCAAAAAACACTTTGATTCAATACACAATGAACATCTGGAATACCGTTAGTAGTATTGCTTTCAACCCTTGTAAAATGTGCATTTTTGTTTATCTTCTTGATACGATTCCAAAGCTTTGTTTCACCTGATTGAGCCATAATTAAAACATGTCAATAATTACAAATACAGCCATAAAAATCACCAGAACCATCTTTCATTACATGTGCATTGATTGGATAGTCATGATATTCTGTAAGATGAATTCTAAGTATATCGCATAAGTCATAACAGCTTACATCAGCTAAAATTTCCATACCTTGAGTCATTTCCTTAGTTACTTCGACTAAATGATATAGACCATCAGATAATAATATAAGATCCATTAAAATTTAATAATTTTAGTAATAACTGAATTTGGTATTATAGTCGTACCGCCAATAGTTTCTATAAAACCCTCATCACCTTCTTTACCGTCTTTGAGACCATAATCGCTAAAGATTCTAGTAATACCTTTAGATCTTGAGACCAACCAACCTCTCGAAACCATTCTACCAAGACCTGACTTCATCAATTGATCAAAAGTTTGCCAACCTGTCTCCCCAACAATATCGAGCCAGTGTATTTCTACAAAAGGATATCTTTCAATTTTTTCTTTATGGATTTTCAAATTTAAATCTAAAGTTTTTTTACGATTTAATTTTTTACTTTTCATTTTTGTTATTCGTTTCAACATTTACACTTCCTACATTTGTAACCAAAGTACTATTATGCACCTCATTAAAAACAGATAACCATTGAGACCAACTATGTGTTTTCGATAGATTTTTCTGGCGTAACGTCAATGATATTCTTGGCTTCACCAATTTTTTCTTCGAGCTCATCTAACCTCTTTTCTAATTGTTCTCTTGATAATCCTTCCAAACCTAAATGTGTTACCTCTTTTCGATCAACAAAAAAACCAGCCATTTTGCCTTTTGCAACTTCAGCATTAATAGCCGCCGTAAACTGACCTTTATTTTCTGCGCCATTACGTAATCTATCGTAGGTTTTATATGATCTTAATTTATCTTTTTCATAAATTGCTAATTCTTGAGCCATTCTTTTTTCTAAGTATCTACAAACATGAGGATTTATATCTGGGTTAGTTAATCTTGACGCTGTCTCAGTAGGGCCATATTTGTTTTTACTCGTGTATCCAGCCTCTTTTGCTGCATCTACTTTTGAGATCTTGCCATAATTCTCAACGTAAATATCAATAAATCTTTTTTGTTTTGGGGTTAGATCCAATACAGTTCTTAAGGATTTTGATTTTTGTGGCATGCTATATCCTATACCTCTTTCCTAGAAAAATAAATACAGGTCAATAAAATTCTATTTTTTTTCCATTAGGAAATGGTATTTTCCTAGAAATCTAGGAATTTTCCTAGTTTTTTTTTGAGAACTAGGAAAGCTTTTCTGTAATAAATACAATAGTTTAAGTAATATTTTCCTAGTTTCCTAGTAAAAAAGCTGTATTTGAAAAAAAAAATAAATTTTTTTTTCTAAGCAGTGGGTATAGGGTGTAGAACTAGGAAAACTTAGAATAATTCTAAACTATAGATACCCACAGCGTTCGGTATCTTTTTTCTTGTTGATTTTGACATAAATCACGTATATCTTTAATTAGTTTTTTCATTTTTAGCACCTTTCAAACATAGGAGAACACATGACTTGGATCAGGGGGAAACCCCTTGATCCCTGGCCCGTGACCCGTGATCCTTGACTATACATTCAACAACCAAGATACACGGCTCACTGATTCTGTTTGTTAATTTAATACCCTTGACACAACTAACTAAAAAAATATATACACTGCCTGTATATACAACTCCAATGTTTATGTGGGGGGCTGGTGAAGGGAGACTAGAGCCAGCCCTTAAATAATAACCGATACTAATATTGATGAAAATAGAGAAGTAGAGGCATGATAAACTGCTGATCTTAAATGCTCTAAATGTTTTCTATGATATTTTTTTGAACTAGGCTCTTTACACTTTCGATACTTCTGATATTGCACATAATACCTTCTCCAAGCAACTTGTTTTTCTGTAAATTTTATATCTTTTTTCTTAATAGCTTGCACATATTTTGATTTTACATGTTCAGGGGAAAATCCTGCCCAATAACAAATACTTTGAAAATCATCACCTTCGTTCATAATCCAATTATGAGCTTCTAATTTAAATATACTAGACTTACGATCGTTTTGATTATTACAAGAATCTTCTAATGCATTGCATAGTACACCCCGCCAAAGTTTTTCTTCTCCAGGAACATCGTTTGTTGAAAGTAATGTTGCAGCGAAACTAGTGCCCATAAGTTTTAATAAGGTAGGTGAGTAAGTCACGATAATAAATTACCCTGTCAGGGTCACTCCTTTTTTTTGCAAGATAAAAGTTGTAATCATCATGAACATTTTCTATTAAATTATAAATATCCTGTCCAGACCAACCTTCAACTTTTGGAATATCAAGAAAATCTTTAAATAAAGCCATATCGAGAGTATAATTATTATTAGCCACTTTTACCACCCTGTACGACCTTTAATTTAAACAACTTTGCTTTTGAAATAACTCTTTTTGACTTAAGATTTTTGTATATTTCTTTAATATCCTGCATAAAATTTGGATCAAATGTGTCTGCATAATCAAACTTTTGACCCATATATAAACGGAACATCACTCCTGTCACGAGTGAATATTCCTTCATATTTAATTTTTTAGCTAATAGATGTAGCGATTTGTGGAGATCGCTAATGTCTGGTGTATTTTTTGCCACGAATCAATTCCTTTAATTTAGTTAATAAGTCTACCACAATACTGGCGCTTGATCCGTGTTTCTTGTTTGATTCCTTAAAGTATCCGTTACCTTCACACAATTTGCACAACTTCAGGGGGTGTGGAACTTGTAATTCCTCTACACTTGCTAAATAACCATTTCCCTTACATTTAAAACAAATCTCGAAAGATTCTACTTTATCAAAAACATTATCTGAATTGTAAGTCATAATCAAACCTTTTTTTAATCCATTTCAGCATTGAGAACTGCTTGCTCTAATGTATCTAAAATTTTACGATGCTCTTTAATAGCCTCAATAATATCGACTGCGTTTTTCTTTTTGATAATTCTATCAAAAGAAACTCTTAAAGTGTCAGCGCACTTATTTGCAATAGATTTATTTAAAGTTTGATATAGCTCTGTTCTATCCTCAATGCTCGATTCATCCATACTAAAATCTAAACCAAAAGAATCTAATGTTGAAGATAATTCATTTAAAGATTCCTTACCAAAACCAGGCATACGTAGGAATTCTTCTTTTGACCTAATAACTATATCCCTCAACTTCCAAATTTCCATTTCAGCTAATATTTTTGATGTTCTACGACTTAAAGTTGATAAATTAGATATTTGTTTATCTAAAACATTACTCATCTCTACTCCTTCCTGGCTTACCATTTGTTTTCAAAAGTTTATTTATGTATTTATCTGTGGGTTGTTTTGTTTTTTTAGCCCGTATATCAACATATTCATGTATCATTTTAGAAATCATACTTGCAGGTGATCTGAATTTTGCATTACATAGTGCTTTAAGAATATCATAATCTGGTTTTCTAACTGCAACTGATTTAAATTTGTTTATGTCCATTTTTTACTCCTTTGTTTAGTTTATTTGGGGTCATACCAAACATGAAAAATCCATCCTTATCTTGGTATAGTTTTTTAAACCCTAACTTTCTTAATTTAGTTGGCACTTTTACATTTTTATTTTTACTTGTAGCCATGTTTCTTGCACTCCTCTTTGCATTGTTGTCGTGTTTTAATTTGAGGGTTTGACATTACATTGTGTACTCTCTCAAAATACGGATTAGTATCACCAAATGACCAGCCCTTGTACCTGCTTAATCTATCAATAGCAGCAAGCATACTATCTCTCCATTCTTTCTTTACCATAATATTGGACCTAAGATTATTGCTAAGATAACCAATAATGTTTTTGGAAAAGAAATCAAAAGAATAAGGATCAATAAAAAAAATTCTAGATTGTCGAACTTCATTTTTTCTCCTGTTTACATTTTATCTCATCGTTAACTAACAGACTAACTATTTCTTGATTGAAAGGTTTATACAAATTACCAAAATCGTCACTCAAAAAAATATTCTTGACGTTTTGTTCATGTTTTATTTTTTCATTAGAAGTCATCATCGATTTACCATAGTAATCTTGTGAATCAATGTTGCTTAGTTGCCTGTCTAGTTTTTTGACAAGTTGCACAAATTGTTGTGACTGACTGTTTATGTGTATTTTCATAGTCCCATTTACATAGGAGATCATCAAGAGAATGTCAAGAATTTAATTTTGTGCTATAATAAATTTATGAATTATATTATGATTGGAATTCTTTGTATTTCTTCTTTTACTGAACCAGATTGTATTTTTTTCAATGAAGATCCAATAAAAAATTACACATCTTTTGAAAGCTGCCAAAAGGAAGCTGTCAAAAAAGTCAATGAAATGGGGCCAAATTTAAAAAATAACGGCATTCCTGTAACATCTATAAAAATCTACTGCATGCTTGACAAAAGTCAAAATACTTGATTTTTCACTTAAAAGTTGATAAGATAATCACATGAGGCAATATCTATGCCAGATCAGAGTAGCTGGACTTTATATTCATTGTGTCGTAATGGCTGCTAGTGAAGAGATGGTGCTAGATAAAATTGCTGAAAGTTTAAACCAGGGTTCTTATAAGGTTGAAGAAGAAGGTTTCTACGATCCTAAAAGAATCTATGTAACTTTTGAGGAGACTTCAAATGGCGTTACAGAAACTGGTGTCGGAAAAACTGCAACTTGAAAGTCAATGGGCTAACAAGGCGCTAACTCAAGGAAGAGTAACTAGTGATATGCGGTGGATTGACATTAGAATAAAAGAGCTCAAAAAAAAGATCAATGATCAAAGTGTTGTTGATGCTGTTGATGAGTTAAAAAAAACTGGCTAAATAGTCAGTTAAATTGTTTTTTTCTTAAAATCGTTGATTCGGTAAAGGGACTTATGCCCTGAATTTTAAGCATACAGTCTGCACAATAATATCTGTTGTAATCAACTACTACTGCTGTTTTGTTACAATTCCTCTCTTCACATTTTCTGTAAAAAGATGAGTTACTTTCTCTGTGTATTTTTTTATTTTTCCTTCCCATAATTTTTCCATCAGTTTACTCATGTCAGGATGTAATTCCCAACAAAGAACATTCAATCTTGAAAAAAAATGAATTTCAGCTTTGTCTCTAGCTTTATAAAAAAAACTAGCATCACCATGCTTTTTTAGGATTTTGAATCTATGGTTTCCGTTCCTTAATCTTAACTCGTCATCAACAACCATCGGACACAAAAGACCATTTGATTCTATGTCAGACCGAACTGTTTGTTTAAAATCTGGATGTACACCGTGGACAATTTTTATGTCTTCAAATTTTAATAACTCTAATCTATCTTTAAATATTCTATACAGAGGCCAGATAACAGTTCCAGATCCTGCAATTATATTTTTATGTAGCTTCTCCAAAATCTTCTCCTAATGCCATGTCAACTTTACTTGGGACTTTAAATTCCATACATGTCTCCATTGTTTTTTTAATCTTATCTATATCAGATTTATCATGAATATCAAAACATAATTCATCATGTATTTGAAGCTTTGGTAGAAAACCAGCTTCTCTACAACTTACAATGGCTTGTTTTGTTTGATCTGCGGCTGACCCTTGGATAAGTCTGTTAAGTGCTTTGTAGGTAAACGCTCGTTTTATGTTATTTCTACCATATTTTGCAACAGCATTTTCAAAAGTTTCAGGTGAGTGTATACCAAAATCTTTTGTCTCCCACATATTAAATCTACACTTTCTGCCTTTTTTTGTACGTATGACACCTTCATCACTTGCTTTTTTCATACATCTATCAGATAATAATTTTACAAATGGTACTTTACGATTATATTTTGTTATTAAGTTTTCTGCTTCTTCCTTTGATAGTCCTAGGGATATCGCTAGTTTATTTTTACCCATCCCATACATTAGACCTAATCCTATTGTCTTCGCTTGTGATCTTTCTATGCCTGCTAGATCTGCTACTGTTTGATGGAAGTCTGTTTCTGAATTAGAATAAGCTGTAACTAATTCGTTTGATCCTTCATAACCTTCCCCGATACTTGCTGCATAGTGAACGACCATTCTTGGTTCTTGTTGGGAGTAATCGAATGAACCCCATTTACAGTTTTCTTCGGGTAAGAATAAACCTCGGATTCTTCTTGCATAATCTTTGTTACGTGCTGGTAACTGTTGAAGATTAGGATTAGCCATAGAGAGACGGCCAGAAACGGTCCCACCACTATCGCTACGTAATTGATTAATTTCACCATGAATACGACCGTTATACTCGTACTTAAGTATGCTTTGCAAGAAGGTACCATGAAATTTATTTATTTCTCTAGCTTGCATAATTAATTTACAAATTTTATGTTTTGAATTTGAAAGCCAATTGGTTGTGAAACTTGGTTCGCCTGTTGCGGTTCTTGGAAAATCTATTTTCAATCTCTCGAATACATGACCAATGGCCCGTGCTTTCCAAACGTCTACGTCTGACCCCGCGATTTTCTTAATATCCATCAAAACACCCTTTTCCTCGTCCATAAACGTGTTTTTAAGGGCATTTGCCTTATCTACGTCCACTCGTATACCTTTTTCCCTCATTTCAATTAAAATGGGCAATAAGGACGATTCTAGACTCCAAACGGTTTCAAGTGACTGGCTTTTAATTTCATGTTTAAATCTCTGCCATAATAGATACGTGAGCCGTGCATCTTGTTCCGCGTAAAAACCGACATGTTCGGCAGGCAACTTCCACATTTCAGCTTTTGGGTCTATACCATGGTCTTTTGCTGCTTCATTTAAATCTTGTTCACTTTTTAATTCTCCTAAATAATCTTTGGCTAAGGCATTTAAACTATATGACCACCTTGTTTCATCTACTATACCCGCAGCAATCATGGTATCAACAATAGGGCCATTTATTTTTATACCCATTCTCCGTAACCAACCGACATCATATTGAGCATTATGAAATATTTTTGTAGCAGGTAAGGCACATACATCCTTTATATAATTTTTTACTTGTTCAGGTATCATGTTACCCCCACCAAAATGATTGAATGGATAATACCCTTGCCAACCTTCAACGGCTACTGCAAAACCAATTACATAACCATTACCTGTAGCCCAACCAGCTCCTAATTTTTCATTGATACCATCATCTCTTGTTTCTAAGTCAATTGCTATTTCATTGAAACCCGAAAGATCTTTATACTCAGATGGACAAGACCAAATATGTTTTTTAAAATTAAATGTAAATTGTAAACTCATTCTACAAATTTCTTTTTTACTAACTTATTGATTTGATGTTTATTACTAAATGCATAAAGACAACCTTTATAATCATGTGCAAATATTTCGAAAAAAGGGCCTTCAGGACCATTACAACCTTTTCTAGTAGGATAAATTTCTAAAATAAATTTATGTCTAGCTACCGTTATGTTTTTTCTTTTTAGGTAGGCCATTTAAGTCTTTAAGTTTTAATTTTTCTAATTCACAATAATGAATTATTTTATCTAAGTCTTCCACTCCATTTTTATTCAAGTAACGACACACATACTTAATAACGTTCCCTTGAAAAAAAGATAAATTATTTTTTGAAATAAATTCATAAGGTTGAATATGAAAATCTTTGTAATGATTTCCACCTATTTGACGTTGTTGTGGAAAGGAATCTTTAAATATATCTTCGTTTGTCATATTTTAAATTCTTGTAATACTTTTAACTTTTCCTCTGCGTTTGCAATTTTTTCAATAAGTTTGTCTACCTCATCAATATGCTGTGGATGCTCACCTATACCAACAGGTTTCTCCATATATATTTTAAGAGTTGCTTCAGCTTCAGAAATTTGTGCATTATATCTGTCTTCTAATGCGTGTATAATTACTTGTTTAAACTCCACACATACCTTCACATTCATTATTGAATAAATCTTGTTGATCGTCTTCTTTAAATTGAACCTCATCCAAAGGTTTACACTGTCTATGAACAAAATTGTTTACTGGTGTTTTATGCATTCTCATTTGTTTATCAAATTCTACAGCTTTTTCAAACTCTTTCGGTCTATTGTTTTTCATATCTAGCCAAAAAGCATCATCATGAAAAGGACAACCAATACAAGCTGACTTTGCGGGAGTTTTGTAGCCTCTACCTTCATACCACTTTAAACAATCTTTTCGTGACATATTTTTTTCTATAAGAGGCCAAGTATTTTTCTGCCACCAAAACCTAGATGGTTTCATTCTCATAATTTCATCAGTTGAAATACCAACCCAAACCTCTACCCAATCATCTTTTTTCATTCTCTGTCTAGGTTTATAACCCAAAACTTCTCTTATCTTTTTTGCAATTGGTGATATTTTGTATTCTCTTGTGCATTGTCTCCTACCCATACCTTTTTTACCTTTTTCATTTAAAGTATAAAATGGTGCAGAAGCGAATTGGTTGCCTCCAGGAGACAAAGCTTTTAGTATATCTTTATCTAAATCTCCCTTTTTACAAATATGTATTGGTATTGAAATTGTTTTCTTTAACCATTCTAAATGTTCAAGGACTGGAGCAGGTTCCCAACCTGTATCAGCGAATACCATAAAATCAGGCCTTTCTTCAAATAAACCTTCATGAGCCATTAAAGCCATTGTGCTTGATTGCACACCAGCACCTAATGAAAGTACTCTTGCAAGTGGCTTATCTTTCCTCTTTATCAATTTACCCTCTATTTTTGTAATCATGTTTCTTCATGTATATTAAATAGTCTTCACCTATAGGATAGTGATATTTATAATCTGTGCTCAAGATATGTAAAGTATCTTTTGCACGAGTTCCTCCAGTATACCAAACTTTTTTTTCATGAGACTTTTCTTGTTTATTTTTATGTCTGTAACTTGAAGGCCAGTTTGCTTTTGAATATAAAACAACATGGTTTGCTTCATCACCTTTAACACTGTGTATTGTATCAATCACTACGATAGGTGAACCATCTAAAGCTTTATTACCATACCTTTTCAATAATCTTAAAAAGTAAATAACCTGCCTAGGAGAAAAATTTCTTTTTAATATCCACCACCATTGTTTACTTTGCATTTCATTTGGCATATCTAAACCACACCATTCTTTTAAATCATTAAAATTATATTCTTGAAAGTCTGGCACACCTTTCCAAAATTTAGGTGTTCTAAAATCTGCATCCTTTAATTCTCTAATATATTTAAACATAATTTCAGCGTCCTTTTTCCCTATCTTTTTACCCTTACTAATTGCTGTCCAAGCTTTTATAGCCTGCCATTGTTTTACATCAAAGGACTTGTTACCTTCATTGTCAGAAAAATATATTCCAGCATCCTTAGCCAATGATTTTAGTTCATTAACTGTAGAATGAACTCTCCCTAATAAAAACCAAGTACCTTCTAAATCAAAAGGAATCTCTTTAAAATTAAGATATCTTTTAACAGCACTTTCTTTATCTTTGGGACTAAATGTTTTATCAATACTATCTAGAATTCCACGACGCATTACTTGTGTGAATTCATGTATAGCTTTACCATATCTTCTAGTTTTCTTTAAAACAACTTTTCTTCCAGGAAAATAATGAGTAAAATATTTTGAATCTGCACCATTCCATTGATAAATCGCTTGATCATCATCCCCCGCTAAATAAATTTTTTTAACTTTATCAACCATTTTGTAAATGACTGACCATTGCAAAGGAGTAAAATCTTGAGCTTCATCTAAAATTAATACTTCTAATTCTGGGAACTCAACAGAATCAATAGCTCTTTCAATCATATCTGCAAAATCAATAAAAGAAACTTCACCACCAGATCTTTTGTAATGTTCATATGTATCTATTTTTCTTAAAAAAACATCTAAAGAATCTTTTCTATTGCCCTCTTGTTTGTATACAAAAATTGGATCTTGCATCATATTACGAGCTTTGTCGTAGATTCCTATCGACCAATCTTTATATGTAAAATTATCTTCAGCCAACCTATTGTCAGACCTCTTAACAAAATTGTTTGTCAAAGCATAATCAATCATGCAATCCTTTGGATCAAATATTTCTTCTTCAAAATACCTTCTACAATATGAATGTAATGTTCTAAATCTACTAAACTGTTTATCACTAATGTTTGGAAATGCTTCCAAAGCTCTTTTAACTGCTGTATTAACTGCTTTATTGGTAAATGAAATGAAAGCAATTTTTTCTGGATCTATACCTTTTCTTATATATTTTTTTACAACTCTTTCTATTAAAGTCCATGTTTTACCCGTACCTGGTGGGCCAAATATTTTGACAGTCTTATGGTAAAGTTGTTTATGCTTTTGGAGTTCTGAATTTTGTATGATATTGGTCATCCATCTCGCTTATAATATTTTGCGTATTTGTTTGTGCTTGTTGTCGTATAGCTTGGTGATTAACAAATTCAGGCATTTGTACATACCAAACATTTTTTTCACCTTCATGATAATCATGTTTATCACATTTTAAAAGTCTTAATGCTTCAACAACAGAAGCAAAAGCTTTATTAGAAGTTCTCTTTAAATATCTATCCAATGTAGCTCTTTTAAAGTATATCATATTGGATTTCGAATCCAAAACAGTATAGCCATCTTTAAGTTTATTAAAATCATCTTGTTCTATAGTAGTTTCAAAAAAATCTTTTAATGTTTGATACTGCTCTTCTTCAAGTGTATCTTCATATTTAAGTTTTGTATTTTCAATTGCTGACTCAACAATATGCTTCATCAATAACTCAAAAGGATCTGGGCCTTTCTTTGGTCTAGGTAAAGTCAACCAATAAATTCTATGTTTTGCAAGACACGTTCTAAAAGTTTTTTGATCTTTTATATCTTCAGCTCTAAAAGAAATATGTGTATCTCTAAAATCACATTCCCATATTATTCCTTTTGTATCTTGAGTATAAATTATATTTTTAAAATCATTTTTAATATCGGGAGCCTGCACACCGATTCCAAGTTTTCTTAATTTACATGTTTCTTTATCACAAATACTTGCAACAAAACCATGTTTAGGTGGACAAAAATATTCATAACCCTTTGTGTGAACAGATTGTGCAACCATATCACTTTCACTTCTTTTCAAAGGTCCTTTTGGATGGTTACCATAAATAACTTTTTGTCGTTCCCAGGCTATGTCCTTGAGTTGCTTAACTGTTAAACTGCCCTCTGCTTTTTTCATTTCAGTCACACAAATGTTGAAGAGCATATTATTTCTTTCTCCTGTCCAGCCCTCTTGAATTACCTTTTGCACACAAGGCGGATACTCTCTCCAATCTGTTTCTGCATTATATTCTGTAATTTTTAATTTTAAAAAATCTTTGGGATCAACTGTTTTTTTCTTTGCTAACTCTATAAAACCACCTAACATTAATGGAGTGTTTTGATCATCAAATGCATACTCAATGGCAGCGTCTGCTTTATGATAAGGCATACCCACTGCCTTGTTAAGTGGAAATACTTCTTTTGATAAAAAATATTCTTTATTAATTTGCTCTAGTTTATCTTTGATTTTAATTTTATCTGCCCAATCTGAAAAGAAAATAAATAAGTGAAGACCACCAGATTTAGATTTAACAGGCACAAGTGGTAAATCAAAATCTCTAATTATATCTACATACTTTTTTTGTGAATATGCTTTATAATTAGCAGGGTCTATGTCTATACAAGACCACCTCAACTTATCACCGTTTTCTGGTCGGATTCCTATTAAGACGTCACCCTTAATATGATCTGCCCAAAGTTGTTCGGTAACTGGTTCGTGAACCGTGAGGTAGTCTGCTTTTTTCTTACCCCGTTCATCAGTTTCTCCCGTCAGAGAAACTGTGATGAACTGGGAAGAGTCACCCTCAAATAATTTGAGTAACTCTTTTTGCATTAGAATGGTGTGGCTTCTTTTGTGACTTCCTTTTTAGCAGCTTCTTCTTTACCGAAGTCGACCTTACCAAAGATGTCCGATTTCATCGCACTCTCATAAAACGCTTTTGACGCTTCTAATGTACCCGCCAATTTTGGATCGTCTAGATATCTATCGAATTCGACAACCCACCCATACCAAGAGTTTTGTGAGTTACTTTCTTTAGTGGTCTTCAATCTATAGGCAGTTGCCCAAGATGGTGGAGTAAAGAAACCTTTTTTACCTTTAAGTTTTCTACTTGCAATCATAGAATTCCAAGTTTTTGATTTCTTCTTTTGAGTAGATTTCATAGTAATCAATGCTGACTCCACAGGTGCATAATTACTATCTAAGATATAAACAAAATGGTTACCTGTATCTTCAATGTAGTTACCATTTTCAAGTCTATCTTTTCCATCATCACCTCTTACAGTTTGAGACATGATTGATGGGTCATTGTGTATACCAACAGGTCTACCTGGACTATCACCTCTATCTTTCCACTCATTAAAGGTATTGATATATAAACATGGTACAACAATTAAACCATCTTTACCTTTGTAAAGAGAACCAGTTATTTCATTGTAAATGTCACCTTGTTTTGCAGTCTCAATGTACTTGCCATCTGATTCGTCAAGCACTGGTGAGTTTGCATAAAGGATTTTTAGAATTGGGAGTCTAGTATCCCTAGCAGTGACAAATTCTTGACCTTGTCCTGCTAACTCTTCCAAATTAAATTGAGTTGGAAGGGACGCTTCTTTTTTAACTGCTACGTCCTTTGCAGTCTCTTTTGCTTGTTGCATGTTACTCCTTCGTCTTTATTTTCGTTCGTGTTGCTACGTAAACACCGAATAAATCAGCAGGAACATTACGACCATTCGAGATTTCATCTTTGACAAAACCTTTTAGAGTCATAGGCTCTACCTTTTCGGCTTGTTTGACATTATGCCCCTTATTTCTTAATTCGTCAACCAAAGATTTAGCTTCATTGTCTTGGCTTCTTCCAAAAGTTAAGGTGACATTGTTTTTGATTAGATCACCGTGACCATTATCACGTAACCAATCAAAAGCTTCTTGTTGTCGGGATACAGGTATTCTCGCAGAATAATATGGTTTTACTTCTACTGAAGAACCATCATTCAACTTTAATAACTGTAATCCACATTGTTGCATGAGGTTTGGTATATCGTTTTCAGAAAGTTTTAGCTCGGCTGCTTTTATTTTTTTGAGTTTATCTTCTAGCGCTGTTACTTCTTTCTGGATGTCCAATAACTCATTACATTTTTTAGCGATGTCTGCTGACATGCTAGTATCGATTCGTATATCTTTCGATAACTCCTCTAAGTCCATAGTGACCTCCTATTTTATGTACCGACTATATAAATTACGAGTTTGACATTGTAAAGAAAAAAATATATTAATGGGACAGCTCTTAGGAGATAGCCACGAATGACGAAACATTATAAATATAAAACAAAACCTTTTGAACATCAAAGACAAGCACTTATTCAAGGAGCGGAAAAAAGAAACTTCGCATACTTCATGGAAATGGGTACTGGTAAAACAAAAGTTGCCATTGACAACGCCTGTTGGTTGTATCAACAAAATAAAATTTGCACAGTAATAGTAATAGCACCAAATTCAGTGTACAGAAATTGGATAAAAGAGATTAAAACACATTCTCCCGTTTCAGATCTTAACATTTGTGCCCATAAAGTGGACTCTTTCAGGTACAAGGATGGTCATTTAAATTGGTTTTTAATTAATGTTGAAGCACTTTCTCATACAAGTGGCGTTCGAGTTTTACAAGAAATCACTCAAAATTATTTTTCTTCCTGTATGATGATTCTAGACGAAAGTACAACAATAAAAAACAGAACAGCAAAAAGATCAAAAAACATTTGTAAATTAGGTAAACCAATCCAATACAAAAGGATACTAACAGGCTCGCCAATAACAAAATCTCCATTAGATTTATTTACTCAATGTGCCTTTCTAAGTGAATCTTTATTAGGATTCAAATCTTTTTTTACTTTTAGAGCAAGATACGCCGTAATGCAACAAATAGAAATGAATGGGAGAGCAGTATTATTTCCTAAATATTATACAAATCTTAATGAATTAGAAGAAAAACTTAAAACTTTTTCATATAGAGTAAGAAAACATGAATGCTTAGATCTTCCTGAAAAATTATATCAAGTTAGACAATTGAATATGTCTATTGAACAAAATGAGGTATACCAGCAATTAAGAAGAAATGCATTTGCTATCTTACAAGACAAAGAAGTTAGTTTTGCTAATAAGTTGACAGAAATTATCAAACTTCATCAAGTTTGTAATGGCTATGTAAAATCAGATGATGGAACTGTTACGCCGTTTGATAATTGTGCTAAACTTAAAGACTTAATGACAATAATTGAGGAGGGGGAAGGTAAATTTATTATCTGGGCTAACTATGTACACAACATTAAAACAATTATTCAAGCGTTACAAAAGTCTTACGGTAATGATTCTGTGGTTGCTATTTACGGAGAAGTTTCAACAGAAGATAGGACGAAAGCTGTCGAACGTTTCCAGAATGATGATAGTTGCCGTTTTTTTGTTGGTAATCCTTCCACTGGTGGTTATGGTCTCACTCTTACCAATGCTAGTTATGTTATTTATTTCAGTAACTCTTACAATTTGGAAGTTCGCCAACAATCTGAGGATAGAGCTCATAGAATTGGTCAAAAGAAAAATGTAACTTATATAGATCTTATTATGAGAGACACAATTGATCAATTAATTATTGGATCTTTAAAGAAAAAAATAAAGATAAGTGCAGAAACTTTAGGTGAAGAAGTTCTCAAGTGGCTTTGATTTTATAGTACTGCTCTACTCTTTCAAACCAAAGTTCTTCATATTCGGCAAGTCTAGCTTCATCTAATTCAAAACTTTGAAACTGTAAATCTTTGGTACACATTGCAACTAAACCTCCCATAATTGGCCCGTGATTCTTCTTATGTGCTAAGGAATATGCTGCTAACTGATAGTAATAATCTGTTACCCATTCTTCCCTTTTCAATTTATTACTTTGTTTAAAATCAATTATATAAGGTTTATCTTTGTATAATCCTACTAAATCAGTACTTCCAGCCCATCTTTGTTCATATTCTAAACTAACTTCACTACCATAAATAATTTTCAAAGGTTCTAAATTTTCAACTATTGTATGTGCCATCATCCTAGCTTGAGCACCGTCTTTTGATGTATTCCAATAACCGACTCCTTTTATGTAGTTTTCAAGCACGTAATGCATCTCAGTGCCACGTGTTGCTGCCTGGTTTGTTATTCTTTGAGCTTCTTTATAACCAACTCTTGCTCTCCATAAATCTAATGATTTTTTCTTTTCCTCTGATTGTGTAGCTGATAATATTGTTGTAACTGAGGGTACCTTTTTTTCACCTACTGCATAGGTTCGTGGTCCGTGATCGTCGTCACGAGTAAATTCTTTATAAGTATATTTATTTTGCCATTGAAAATCTGTAATCGTAAAAGTGGTGTCAGTTCGTATAATCTTCATGCAGTATGTTTACTGCATCATATCCATAAGTAAAGTTAAAAGTACTGCACCCATACCGCCAACAATCCAATATTCAACTCTTTTTATTCTTTCTTTCATTTCTTTTATCTGATCAAAAGTTTGCTTCTGCATGATTCTACAAAGCTTTTCATGATCTTCTATTTTTTGTAATGCAGATTTTTTAGGCATTTGTGTTCTCCGCTATTAGTTGACCTAAAGTATCATTAGGATTTAAAGCTGCAAAAGTTTTTGCTCTATTAACAGGTTGTGCAGGTTGTAGAGGAGTTGTTGGTGCAACCATACCTGCCTGACCACTTGTTTGATTTAATTGTGCTAATGAAAGAGATTCGTTATCAATTCTGTCCATAGCTTCATTTTCCATTACTGAAAGCATGTTTCCTCTAAAAAAGTTTTCAGCATCATTAATCATTTCAGTTGACGAATTTTTGATTTGTTTAAGTTCTGGATACATTCTATTTCTTATGTCATCTGCAATGCCATCAATAGTAAATTTTGATTGAGGTACTTTAGTTGGTGTTTGTAATAGATAACGACTTATTTCATTAAAATCTATTTTTTGTGGGTCAACTGTTGGTGAATCTTTGTCTTCATCTAAAACATAATTATACAAATCTGCAAAAGACTTTGACTGTGCTTTAGTCATTGGTTGATTGAAATAAGATTTAAACTCTCCTGTACCCGATAATTGTTCCATTCTTTTCATAGGATCAAATACTAAATCATAAAATTGTTTTACTCTTTGTGGGTCTGATAAAATTTTACCTGCATATCTACCTAATAAAATAAAAGATACAGTTGGTAGTAAACCTACTGTTGCAACCCCAGCTCCAGCTGCAATCGTACCTGACATAGGTAAAATACCTCCCATGACACTTCCTAAACCACCCATTTGAAATCTTCTTTTTAAATATGTTGATGCATCCCCAAGATCATATGAATACTGACCTTCCATTACATCAAGAAGATCTTCTATTTGTCTAACAGCTTTTGACCCCTCTTTACCGCCACCATACATGGTTATTAATTTATTTCTTGCAGTGGCCACTTCAGATGTCGTACCTACCAAACCTAAATTTTTTCTAAATTTACTTGGATCGAATTGAGCTACCTCGTCTACTTTTAGTCTTAATTGATCAAAAGGAATATCTCCTATACCTGATTCTATTACTTCATCAACTTTCATTCCTGCTTTTGTTAGCTCATCTTTTATAATTTCTTCATTAGCATTGTGTAAAAACTTATTATGCATAAAACCTTTATTTCTTATTGTTTCTAATTTGTTAAAAAGGGGAACAGAGTTTAATTTTGGTTTCATCATATAAGCATCATTGAATGCATCAAAAAAGTATATTTGTCGAAATCTATCAAAAATAGCTTGACCAGTTTTTCCTGTTTGACCTCCCCTGTCAGTGCCTAAAAGTTTTTTAATATTTGTTATTGATGCATCATCACCATTTTTAAAAACATTTAACAAACCATCTTCCCACAATTTATCTGCGTTGATATTTTGTTTACCTGCTATATTTAATAACCCTTTTTGAGTAAATATGTTTGAATCAAACTTGTTTAATATGTTTGTGCCTTTTAAAGCAGAACCTTGTGATTTAAATGTTCTTACACTTCTTGTAAATAATTCATTAGCTTTTAATAAATCTGCCTCTAACATTTTGATATCTCCGACTAAATCATTTAAATATTTGTCACCTGCTTCTTTACCAAAATCTTTAACTTGCTGATCATATGCTTCTTTTACCTGGTCGTTTTTTAATAAAGTATCAATACTTTCAGGGTTGGCTAAAGCATTAAAATCTTTTTTAAAAGCACTGTCTAATCTTGCAGCTATTCCTAAAGGATTTTTAAAATTAGTTAAGGAAATAGCTTCTTTCATTTGTCTATGAAAATCAACATATTGTAATCCAGTTATTCCATCTTGCGCGAACCCAAAAGTATTTTCAATTGCATCTAAATACTTGAGTAAAGGGTCCATTGTTACATCAATTTCACCTCTTATTCTTGGGTCCTCTATACGTTGGCCAACAGGTGAAGCAATATCACCATAATACTTTTTAATTTCTCTTACTTCTTTTAGAAGATTATCCATTCTTATAAATGGAATTTTTCCACCACCTAAATTTTCTGCAGTTCTCATAACACCAAGATACTGTTGATCTATGATATCATTCCATTCTCGATAATTCTTTTTAATTTGATTTATAGCACCGTAACTCATTATTTGTGCATCTGCATAAGGAGTTGTTGAATCTAAAATATCTATCATTCTTCCATACGTTGCTTTTTCAATTTCAGCTCTTGCTCTTTTTTGTGGACCACCTACTGCAGGAAAAATAGTTATTGTTTTACCTGCATCTTTTAAACCCTTAGCCACAAAACCAACATTTTCGTCAATAAGTGCCTGGGTATTTATTGGTAAAGATTGTTCTCTTGCTTTCTTTGCTAAATCATATGCTCGGTCTCCTTCTAAACCAATTGCTTGTCTATACCCTTTTGTCATAAGTCCTAACATCGGTGATAAAGCAAATGCACCAAAATTAAAATATAAAGCATTCTTCATAGCATCAGCTGCGTGAACCAAGGATCTTTCACCTATTGGTAAAGATCTAATATCATCTTCGCTTACGTTTGCTAAATCTTCTGAAGTTGTAGCAGCAAAGTCTGTCATTAAGTTTGCGGCATCAAAAGTTAAAGAACCAACACCAGCTCCCACTGAACCACCAAATTGTGATAGCGCTTCTGTATATAAAAAAGGAGTAGGACCTTTCATTCTTATTTGTCCAGGGCCTTGTTTAACAAAATCACCCATCTTACCAACAACACTTGCTAATCTTCCAAGTAATTTAGAGCCTCTCACCATAGGTAACTTCATCAATTGTTTTTGAAATGCATCTATTTTATTTGGTGAAATAATTGCTCTTTGGTCAACTCCAAATTCTGCTTTTGCATTATTAGCAATTAAAGACTTTACAAGCATGTCTCTGTTTTTAATGTAAGGTACAATTGTACCTGTTACATCACCAACAAGTTCTAAATCTTTTCTTTCAATACCAGTAGCCGTTTCAAAAGGTTCTAGCTTTTGTTGTTTTTGTGCAGCTAAAATTTCCATGGCAGCATTTTGTTCTGCCGCTATTTCATTAATACCACCATAACCTTTTAGCTCGCCTGATTTTAACAATGCATCGACTGCAAACTTTTGATCATCGTTTAAGTTTCTTATATCTAAAGACTTATTATCTAAAGCAGATTGTATTTCTTTAATTGTAGCCATAATTATTTTAAAACTATTGATTCAATCGCTGCATCAATATTCATTCTACTTTTCATTTGAGCTTGATTATTTTCATATTGCTTAATCATGTTCATATTATCTAATGAAGTTAAAAACTGATTACTACCACCTAAAGCTTGATAATTGCCTACTGTAGCTGCAAATTGATTATTTAAATCATTTATGATTGAAGCCATGTTTGTTCTAATTGTTTTTGGTGATAATAATAATCCAAAAATTTGTGTTCTTTCTCCAGCAGCATCGATATCTCTTTGTGTTAAACGATCTTCTTGTTTATTAGCATTTGCAATTAAGTATTTTAATCTTACCTCAACAAGTTTTGCTTTAACAATATTTGCTAATTCTTCATCACTTGGTCTAAATACTCCTGCTTTTGCTGCAATTGATCTAGCCTTTTTTTGATCTCTTGCTTTAGCTAAATCTTCTTGAAGACTTTTAGAAATTAAATTTCTTTCTTCTGGTTCTGCATTTTCTGAAACCATATTTTGTAAATATAAATCTGGGTTTCCTCCTGCCTCTCCAGTAATTAATGCATCCATACCTCCGATAAGATTTTCTGCACCACCTTTGATTAAACCTCTTGGTCCAATTTGATCATCAGGTAATTTGATTACAAATTGTGCCATACCAACACCTAAGTTTTGTCCTGACAATTGTGTTCTTAATTTCCTTAAACTAGCTGCATTGTCGCCTTCTGTACCTACAGCAACAGCATTAGTCAATTCACCTGTTAAGTCAGGAACCCAACTGAAAGTTCCGTCACCATTGTCTCTTTTAACAGCTTCGTAACCTTTATAAGGACCACTATCTAAATTTTTTACTTGAATAGCTTTTTGTCCATTAATGGCGTTAGGATCTTGAACTAAATACTGCTTTGTATCTGCACTTACTTGAAATTGGTTGGTTCCATCCTTTTTAGCTTTCAAATATGCAACAGCTAAATCATTTTTTCTTTCTTTCTCTTTAGCTTTTAAAGCAATTAAAGTATCAACAGTTTCTCCACCTGCTTGACCTGCAACATCTAAAAATCCTCTTATTCCTTTTTCACCAGTCTTTTTTGACATCAAACCACTTGCAAATTTTAGTGCAACTAAATAATTTGTGTCATCTCTACCACCTGTTAATTGATCCAAATCTTCAGAAAACTTTTTGAATTCTAATGAGTCTTTTGATAATTTTTTACCTGCTTCTTCTTTATTACTTGTTCTAACAATACTCTCTTCAATTTCTGCTGCAGTAGCGTCGCCATGTTTATCAGTTACAGAAACAATTTCTTTTTTCTGTTCTTCAGGAACGATATTAGAAGGATCTTGTTCAGTGGTTCCTGGCATCTTAGTAGAAGCTACTCTTTGCTTAACAGATTTTTTCTGAGCATCAGTTAATTTTGTGTTGTTTTCTTTTTCCCAATTCTCAATTAAAATATCAACTGGATCTCCTAAAACTTGGACATCTTTCTCATCAGCTCTAGATGTTAATGCTCCTGTACCAAGTAAAGCAGCACCCGCAGGTAATGTGCCTGGAGGTGTCATTTTTGTAATTCCTTTTCCTGTAGCAGATAAAGCTTCTTTAGCTTGACCAATTTTACCTGTTCTCTTACCCATACCTGCCATACGTAATGCTCGTCCCATTAATGGTGCAGACAATAATAAACCACCTAAACCACCAGCGACTTGACCATAATCACCTTCAATTGCTCCTCTACCAATTTCATTTACACTACCTGCAGCTATAGGTGCAGTAAGACCTAATTCTGCTGCTGTTACAGCACCTCTTGGTATTCTTCCTGCTCTGATGGCTTTTGATTCTAATCCACCTAATCCAGTAGTTCTTAGACCTTTTTGTTGACCTCCAATCCTTGTAGCTAAATTAGGTTGATTGCCTCCTGTCATAAAACCCATTTGTCCTTTAGGTGTCGCTCTTGCAGCTCTGAATGCTTGGTAACCTTTTCGAGCAGCTGGGCCAACTCTTCCTAAAATATTTAGAACTGTTCCTAAACCACCTATGACATGACCTGGAACATTACCTGTTTTTATTTGTTCGAAGTGTCTTGCTTTATTTGAAAAAAGTTTCCTTTTTAGAATTGGGTCATTCATTATCTTCTTCCTAAATTATATGCAGAATATGCTCCTATACCAGCACCTGCAGCTTGTGCTATGGGATTTGAACCTGGTGCCGTGGTTGCTGTAATACTACTTTGTGTTGTAGGTAAGTTTGTCATAATATTTTTTAAGAATTCTATTCTTTGATAAGGTTCATATGATCTTGCAAGTTGTGTTTGTCTTTCTGCATCCAATGCTTGTTGTCCAAGTTGTCTTTGAATTCCACCTGCTTGAAGTAAACTTTGAATATCTGCTTGTTGCATTGCTTGTTGTTGACCCCCTAATGCACCAAGTAATTGACCACCTTGTAATCCTGTCTGCGCCTGTAAAGCCTGTTGTCGTTGTGCAGCTCCAAGAGCTTGTCCAAATCCTGCCTGTTGTGCTCTACCCATTGCCTCTAAAGTTCTTCCTTGTAATTCTGCTTGTTGAACACCTTCTCTTCCACCACCAAATGCTCCCGATTGAACAGCATTTGCTGCTAGTTGATTTTGCATCATTTGACCTTGTCTTCCAATTTCTTGAGTTACAAATTGTTGATATGGATTAAAAAATTGATTTATATTTGGTCCTTGACCCGCTGCTTGTAAACCAGAAAGTACTGAACCTATACCTGCTCGTGTTGCAGTTCCACCAACACCAGTAGTTCCTGCTGCTTGAAATCCTTGTTGTTGTAATCCTGAAGGTCCTGCAATTCTAAATGCAGGAATATTAATAGGTTGATTTGCTAAGTCTGTTGCTGCATCATAAAGTGCAAGTTTCCTAGATTCAACTTCAGGTGCTTCTCTTGTTATTGATACTTGCGTGCCTGAAGAGGATCCTCCGCCACCGCCGCCGCCAAATATTGCTCCCATATTATTTCATCTCCTTAGTATATAAATATCTTTTCACTTCCCAATCTCTTTCTTTTAAAAAATTTTTCCACCCAGGTCTTGCATGCACAGCTATTCTTTTACAATCTTCCTGAATAGCTAAATCTTCAATCGCTTGTGCAGCTTCATCCTGCCATAATTCTCTTTTTTCTCCTTTTAACAGCATAACTTCGCACTGTTTAAAATTCGGTAAAACCATAATCCTAGTGACAAATACACCGAACACTTTATATTTTTCACCATCGTCAGATCCAAACATTGTAAACAATTGAAAGGATCCATCTAAAAGACCTTTTTTAAGATCTTTTATACTCATAGGGTCACCATCATGTTTAAGGCTCTCCCTGAGCATGAAGTCAACAAGATTCCAATATTCTTCAATCTTATTAGAGGCTATATATAAAACCCCGACTTCTTTTTTAATTTTTTTCTTTTCTGGCAGCATCTAATAAATCAAAAATTCTTTTTAATTTTGCTTGTTGACCGTAAAAAAAAGCAGCTCCCTTTTTTCTCATATCTTTCATATCTGTAGGATTTGCCCCTTCCATTATACCCGCTCCCAAGATAGCATCAGCTCTTGAAACAAACTCACCATCTGCTAATTGTGCAAGCATCGTATCTTCGTCTTTATCACCATTGCCAGAACCATCTTCAACATAACCTGTTGCTCTAATATAATTATTTATATCATGCTCATCATGATCAGTTTTTGACGGTAAATAATTTATTCCACCTTTATTATATTTTGGAAGTGCATTTACAATTCCACCTTGATTAAAAGCAAAATATTGATTATCGAAATCATAAACATTTCCTGTATTTGTTTTTTCATCTTCATAATCAAATGTTTCTCCAATTCCTTCTAATGCACCCTTATTTTTTTCATAAGCTTTTTTGTAATCTTCTTCAGAAAAAGGTGGCTTAGGATCATCTCCAGCACCATCCATTAAAGATAACCCAGCAAAACCTAAACCAATTTTTGTACCTGTATCTAACCCTCTTAATCCTGAACCACCATATAAATCTTTAGCAGCCTTTATTTTATTTTTGTCACCCCCTGCTGATTTAATTGCATCTTTTAAAAGTTCTGGTTGTTTTTCTTCACCTACTAAATCTCTAATACCTTCTCTTGAAAACATTCTAGCTGGACCTGTTTCCAAGAATTGTTGACTGAGGGGTGCTCCTTGTTCCCCCAAAAATTTTCCAGAAAAACCTGGTAATGAAGTTTGACCAAAAGCTTGGAAAGGACCAAAGCCTGCCATACCTGCAAACTGTCCTAAACCTGCCATAGTTGCAGCATCCTTTAAAGAGGTTCTTGTAGATTTACCTCTTAGTTTTTGTACACCGAATGTTGCTAATGCAATAGTAAATGGATCCATAATAAATTTAACTAGTTATTATGGTATTTTAACTTATATATTGCTATTCATCAATATCATTCAATTTTTGTGAAGTCGTCATTAAACCTACCCCTGTAAGAGTATTCACCAATATGATTAATATACTCATCAATAAGAGCATATATTTTGCCCCCAATAGATGTCCATAATTTACAAAAATAAAAGTCCTCTCCAGTGTAGGTTTTTGTTTTAGGACTGTAGTATGAATCAAAAAAATTAAAATAATGAGGTCTTTCTATTAATTCACCATTTACCATGGTTTTTTGTACTATATTGAATTCTGAATATTCTTTTTCTAACCTTTCAAAAACACTTCTTTTTATCATCATCATTCCAGCAGGTCCTTTTGTTATCTCTATAAAGCCATCTTTAGGTCTTATATCATTTGGATCTGGCACTGTTATCGGATAAACGTGTCCCATTGTATTTGAATCATCATCATGTCTTTTAGAAAAATCTTTTTTAAATTTTATTGGATCAACTGTTTTCATGGGATATGGAATTAAAGATACGTCATGAGGAGAGTTTAATAATCTAAATACTGAACGTGTTGAAAATTCAATATCACTATCAATAAATAACATTCTATCTGCAGGAGATGTCATAAAATTTGAAACACAAAGATTTCTACCTTGTGTTACTAACGAAGATTTCATTAAATTAAATGATATATTTATTTTATTTAGAAGGCACTCTTTTTGCAAATCAAGACATGCTTTCATATAATGCATGGAAACATCAGAATGCACAGGTGTGCACACCATCAAACTATCAGTTTTTGTTTCGTTTGACACTTATAGCTCCTCGTAAAAAATCTGTCCAAAATCTAGACAAAACATTCCAATCATAATACCTTTTGTAATATTCCTGTTGAAATTGAAGACCCCAAGATAAATCTGATTGAAACATTTCTTTACATTGAAAAATACATTCCGCAGTTTGAATAGATAATTTTTCTTTATTTGGAGTATACGGTATATAAATAGGAAACTCAGCACAAGTTTCTGGTAAGGCACCGAGATCCGTGGTTATTAAAAGCTGTCCCGCTGCTAAGGATTCCATAGCAGATATACAAAATGTTTCTTCCCATATACTAGGGAAACAATTTACGTCATATTCTTTTAACTTTGCAACTAACTCTTTATGATCGCAGTAACCCATGTAATTAACATTTGGAAGATTTTTTGCTTTTTCCCATAAAGGTTCATAAGATTTGTCATTTTTTTCATAAAACGATGAGCCATAAATTTTTGTGCTTGAATAAACATCTAGAGTAATATCAGGATCTTTAATTTTTTCCATTGCTGCTAAAACAACTTCAAGACCTCTCCAAGGGGTAGATATGTAACACATCTTTAGTTTCTTTTTTGGTGAAAAATCAGTCTTTATTTTAAGTTCTTCATAATCTATTCCATTTTTAATCACAGTGCATTTATCTTCTGGTATTTTAAAAAAGTATCTATATTTTTCAAATGACCAATGTGAATTAAAAACATACCAGTCATATTTGTGATGATTTTCTTTATTTTGAAACCAAGGCTGTAAATTAGGTTGATCATAAGAGTTCTTCAACCATAGAATATTTGATTTTACAGGATCTAAAGGTTCTTTCTCTGGAACAGATGTTGTAATTTGAACAGAGTCTAGAATGACTTGATCAACGTACTTTTTTAGATAATCGTATTGAATTTCAGTTCCACCGTAAGGTCGCATTACAAATCAGTCTTACCAAAAACCTCAAGAGATGCAACTGTTATTTTTTGATTTACTTGTAAATCTTCATCTGTAGTATCTGTATTAGGATCATTTACATCCTCTTTAAATTCTACTTTGTCCTTATATTTCTTACCTGTCCTTTTATTTAAAACTTCTTCTTCAGCCTTTGCTGGTAGTACAGGAACTTCTTCACCATTTACAATAATTGTTTTTTGTGTCATTGTTTCCTTCCTTGACGATTATAAGGTTTATAACTCCTTTTTTTATTTTTGTTAAGTTTTTTTGTATGTCTGCGTGGCCTTTTTCTTGGTTTTGGACGTGGTATAAAATTAACAAATTTTCTTTTAGCCATTTTCTTGTGATCTATCTATTTGTGCGTAACTAATTACACCTTGTATTTTATTACTTCCTGTGGCTGCTTGAACTGTTACTGCATCTCCTGCCTCTAGGTTTATACCTTGTGGTGAAGCATTTACTTGTGACTTAGCAGCAACATCATCCCTAAAAAATTCATATTCTGTATTAGAATCAGATGCGTCTACAAGATTTATGTTTACTAGAATACCCGATGATGCATCATTGTTTGAACAATAAATACTTTTAACAATTAAAGTTGCATCAGTTGGGCACGTAAGCACTGTGGCTTTATTTGTGTTAGTTTGTACAAAACCTTGGTTTTTATATCTTATTGTCATGATAAAAAGTAATTAAACGCATCCTGTTCATTTTTCAAGTCTTGTTGATAAGATGTGTTAAGTTGGTTTTCAACAGTTTCAATCGCTTGGTTTATTTGCCTAAAATTTTCAGGTGTATATTCAGGTTGCGGTTCTGGTATGTAAACATTTATTTTTGCCATTATCGTCTTCCGTCTACATTTACATCGGCTCTAAAAGTACCAAATCTCCATGATTGATCTTTGTCCAAATTTTCAATTTTTATATTTGCTAATCTACCCCTTACTCGTGTATCTTTTTTACTTGTTGTTGTTTGAACAAGAAATTCTGCAGTTGTGGTATTTGTTGAGATTGGAAAGTCTTTTGTATTTAAAGTTACCTTTGCCTCTCCAACTAAATTTTTAAAATCAGGAAAAAATCTACTTACTCTTAATAAAAATTGACCATCCCCTTCGTTAGGTAAATCAAAATCTCCCGATAAAACAAATGCTGGTATTGCTGATGAATTTCCTGAAAGATCTATTTTATCTACCCCTACTTCATGTGCATAATATGTGCTTGCACCAAACGTATTAGTAGCGCCAAATAAGTTTGACGTGTTAGGTGTATCTGTTGTTACATATTCTGTAGCATAAGGAACTGCGTAAGTAGATGCATCTGCATATGTGCTTCTTGAAAGTGTCATTGTAGCCCAAGTATTTTCCACATAATTATAAACTGCCGATCTGTTATTTTGAAGAGATGGAGTAGTTAAAGGTTTACCTGCTGGGTAAAACCAATTTATTTCATTGAATAACGAGTTGTGTGAGGCATATATAATTTCGTTAGATGAATAATTTACACCAATATTATTTCCTGAAGTTGTAAAAACAAAATCTTCAATTAAAGATGGTAAAAGTTTTACTGTACCGTCAAACTTGAAAAATCCTCCAGCGTTACCCATCCAAAAAACTTGACCATCTGCATACACAGCAGCATGCTGACCTATACAACCACAGTTAGATCCTACTTGTCGTATGGAAAATGTAAAAGGTGGTCCAACAAACTGCATTACATAAGCAGCTTGATCAGTAAGAATTAAATTATAATCTTTACCAGATACAGCCGCTACTATTTTGTTTCCAGTGTCCAGTCTAAAAGTTCCTGCAGTATTAACAGATGTTGGATTATAAACATTATAATTTTCTTGATCACTAAATCTTATAAACATTGGATCTTGAGTAGCTCCATCTCCAATTGTAGTTTCAGTACCAAAATGTATCACATGTCTGTCTCTATCTGAAGTAATTGTTAGCCTAGATGCTGTTGGCGCACCTGTCATAATTACTGCTCTTCTTTCAAGTGGATTCGATAAACCTGCATCCCATACCCAAGTCTTACCATCTTTGATTGTAGCTATAAGTTGTTGACCAAAATTATCTAAAGACCATGAACCTGGATCAAGAATAACTTGTGAAGAAGTTGTTGGATTACCCCAACCAACAGTTCCCCATGTACTTGTTCCCCAACCATAACCATATGTTTGAATAGTAGGTCCAATTTCTACATAAGGATTAATTATTCCACTGCCCGCTGCTGAAGTTGAAGCAGTAGATGCAGTCGGCATAGTAATTTCAAATGTATTCGCTGTTACATTACTTATTTCAAAAGTATTTAATTCAAAATCTGTTGAAGTATATCCTGTTCCAGATGGAGGTGTTACTGATGTAAAAGTAATGTATTCATTGTCGACTAATGCATGTGAGGTTTTATTTACTGTAACAGTAGTTGATGTATTCGTTGTAGTGAATGTTGCACCAGATATTGCTGTATCTAATGGTGTTATATCATAAAAAGCGTCTTCATAGTAAATGTATAAGGCTTTGGAGGTTCCTAAAGCAGCATATTTTCTTCCTTCCAAATCATTCCATGTATGCTGTGCTCTTGCAGGACCAGATATTTTCTTTTGACCAATAGCTTCGAATCCTCCAATTTTTTCAGGTTGACCATATCTAAATCTTACAAAATCGCTATCAATCCATTGCCCCTCTGAACCTGCAGGGGTATCAGATTTATTTATGCCTGGTCTAATCATAACGCTCCTTAAAGGCATAAACCCTCCTAAGTTTTTATAATATAATTTACAGCAACATAAGGTTGTAAAACAGACATACTACTACCTGAAAAAGATCCACCGTGGTTGTGTGCTCCACCACCACCTGTGTTTGCGGTAAAATATCTTTTTGCTCCAGAGCTATTTCCTGTATTTCTTGTACCAGCTGATTGAGATGCAGTAGAACCAAATTCTGAGTGACTTCCCTCTAAGTGATTGTGAGATGGTATTTGTGATATTGTAAGAGTATGATTAGCAACACTAACACTTCCAGACGGTGTTTGTGTAGCTGAGCCACCAGTTGAACCAATTGCTTTTGAACTTGATTTCCCTAAAGCTACATTATCTCTTAAATCAGGTAAATTAAATGTGTTAGATCCATCTCCAGCTCCATAAGTGGTTTGTATCTCGTTAAATAAAGCCGAGTAAGTAGTTCTAGAAACTGCACTTCCATCACAATTTAAAAAACCATCGGGTGCAGTGTCTTTTCCATGAGGAACAATTGTTCCTACTCTAACACCTGATGCTGAATATTTTGTATCTGAATATCCTGGCATTATTTATCCTTATAAGTCCAACCGACAGTCGCATCAGCATATACTAATGTAAAAGCTGCTCCCTGTACTGCTACTGTAAGGTCAGTTGTTGTATTTAATAATTTACTTGAATTTCTAGCAACAGTTAAATTATTAGAGTTAAAATTATATTTAGAATCTAAAAAAGTTACTTCATCGCCGATTGTTGGTGAAGCAGGTAACGTTACTGTAACAGCTGAAGATGTAGTGTCTATAAATAATTGAGCTCCCGCTTGAACTGTTTCAGATGCATTTATAGTTCTCCAAACTTTTTCTTCATGATCTTTAACAATATCAGTTCCATTTGCATGACAAATATATTTATGGCCTTCACATAATTTAAAACCTGTTTGACTTGTTACTTTGAATGTAAGAGAATTTCCTGCGTGGTCAGTACCATCAATGACAGAGAAATATTTATCTATTCCTGATGGAAAATTTACAACTCTATCGGCTGCAAGAGTGCCTGTAAATTTAAGGACCATGTTTCTAGCATTTGAAAGAGTACCATTAGACATACTTAATGTGACATCACTTGATGCTACATTTAAATCATCAACACCTGATATTGATTGTTGAACTAAATTAAGATTTGTATTTGTTTTTGTTCCCCACGTACCAGCGTTTTCACCCGTGGCCATGAGCTCAAGTTTTAAATCTGTAGAAAATGTTGATGGCATAATTTATTATAACCTCTCTAAGCGGCTATATCAACCTCAGTCCATGTGTTTGAAACTTGTTGATCAATTTCTGTCCAATTATTGCTTACTCCTTGATTTACATTAGTCCAATTATTTGAAATTGTTGGGTCTTCTTTTGGATCAATTGTTGCCCAAGCAGTAACAATAGGGCTGTTTAAAGACGAAGTTATGTTTAAACCTGTTAAATTTACAGGTGTATTTAAGTTTACGGTAATGGATCCTTGATTCGTTGTTAAAGATTGACCTGATACATTTACAGAGACACTTACTGTACCAATTGCATTTCCTTGTGAAATATTTAAACTGTTACCAGAAACAGTTACATTTGCATTTCCTATTATACTTGTTGAGCCTAACGAACCTGTTAAAGATAAACCTGTTGGTGTAACATTTGCATTAGCCGTTGTAGTAACTGAGTTTATTGAACTTCCAATAGTGTTTCCTGTAAGGCTTACATTTGAATTTGCTACAATTGTTTGTTGACCAAGATTAGAACTTATTTGTAAGCCAGTTAAATTAACTGGAGTGTTAACTTGAGCAGAAGTAGACCCAATGTTTGATGAAATTTGTATACCTGTGAGATTTACATTTGCGTTCGCTGTAATAGGAGAATTTCCTAAAGCACTATTTATTTGAACACCTGATACTGTTACAACGGCATTACTTGAACCTGTAGCAGCAAAAGGAGCTTCTGCAAATGTAGTTATTCCAAAAGCCATGGTTACGCTCCTGGATCGATAATGTTATTGCCTTCTATCTTGGCCCATTCTTGTATTTCTTGATAATGTCTATTTGTTTCGTCTAATGGTACATTTGATATTTTACCATTTGAAAATGTAACTCTGTAATTTTCAAACTTTCCATCAACATAATTTTTTTCTACTGTTTCAATCATAATTACATCTCCGCATCTGCTGTATATTGAAAAGCTAAACCTTGACCACTACTACCATTAAAACCTGTTATATAACCCATTCCACTTTGACTAACTTGTGCAGTATTAGCAGTATCATTTGAACCATGACTACCAGCAGTAGTTGTTGTATTTGAAACATTTCCAGATAATCCTGTTAAAGAATATAATGTAACTGTTGGCTCAGATCTCATTCTATCTGGAAATCTAACATGAACAGGTTGATTACCAAATGCACCTATTCTACCAGAAAAAATTCCATTTTCATCACCAGTTGCAAACGTACCAAACTTACTAACCGCTTGTGATGTTGTAAAATATCTTTGACATCTTCTTAAATTTACATCAAAAGGCAAAAACTCAAAGTCGCTGGCTTGCGAGCCTGCCTCTAACTGGACTCCAGTTATATACCATTCATTACTTGTACTATCAGCAAGATTAACTTGGCCTACTGCATCATTGGTAGTTGTTCTTGAACCCCAAGATGTTTGTAAAGTTCCTGATTGAAAATTAGCACCAGCTGCTAACCAGTAAATTAATTCAAAACTTCTAGCAGCATCATTATCTAATGCACCGCTTGTATCTCCAGGATAAGTTATAGTTTTCTTTTCCCAAGTGTCAGCAGATGAAATAGTGTATGATTTAGATATTGCTCTACTATTATCTCTATCAATTATCTCAAAAATATATGTGCCTGTCTTATTTGATTTAACCCAAAAAGATAAAGTCACACTTTCAGCGCTTGACGTTCCTTTTTTTAAATATTGTAAATTTTGTCCTTCAGCACTTGTATTGATATAAATAAAATCATCTCCAGCTAAACTTGTTTGTGCAGTTGTGCAATCCATTTTCAATGATTTAGAAAAACCTTGACCAGTTGGTACATCAGTTGATTGTGTTTGTGTAAATTCACAAGTTGGTGCATTGTTCTCTACAAACTTGAATCTATCAACAGTATGATAATCACTATCTCCATTACCTAAACCAGTTGCCGAAGTTCCACGTTGCGCTATGTCCATCCCGCCATTAATTATTATATTTCTAAAATTAACGCCTCTGATATCTGCGATTGCTGGTTTACCTATTCTAGTTATTGCCATATTATCCTATCAACGCCTTGATCTCTGCATCTGTAAGTCCAAGATCTTTTAATTTTTGTTTACCTGTTGATGCATCTGTTTCTTTTTGTGTTTCTGCATCTGCCTTTTCTTGTTCAACAACTGGTATCATTGCTTTAATATCTTCTCTAGATATTTCTTCTGTATCAGTCCAGGTTATTTCGCAAGTATCTATATCTGAACCTTTAATAGCTACTTTAGCATTTGGATTTATTTTTAATATTGCATTTAATATTATCATACTAATATCTCCATAAGTGTCATAACTGATTCTCCATTGTTATTTGCAGCGCCATCGTTAATCATAATATAAGAAGAACCTGAAGTAGAATAATTTCTACATTGTGTCTTGTATGATTGTTGCGAAGTACTGTTTGGGCTATCAAGAAATTGCATTGGAAAATATGTATAAATACTACCACTCCCAGTGCTGTGTCCCATACCAAATGGTCCAGTGCTATTTGTAGGTTGAGGATCAAAAATATCTGTTGATCCTCTTAATAATTTAATACCACCATAAAAAGCTGAAGCAGAAGCACTAAGTAAAACTTGATGAGTTACAGTTATTAAAATTTTAGATGAGGTTGAACTTGGTGTTATATTTGCTGTCAAACCAGTATCCGTATATGTTTGATTATTGACTGTTACCTCTGTATCATCAGTTACCGATACCACTTGTGCTACCTTTCCAAAAGCTGAAGAAGTAATTACGCCACTACCGTTCGATGTAACTAAGTTATTTCCACCACCGTCTTGAATCGTGTTGACTTTTAAAATACTACTCATACTATGCTCCTAACCTGTATGCACCGAAGTATGTTGCCTGAAAACTTGTGCTACCTTCAGCAACTTCAGTACTACCTGAATTATGTTTTCCAATAAGTGTTAAATAATCAGATGAACCATTTAAATCTATTACAAATGAAGTGGACATAGATTGATCACCATCTTTAGATTTTCTTCTAACTAAATTTGTAAGACTAGATCTTGTGTTATTTTTTCTAAATTCCATTTCAATTGCTGTACCATCTGCTACTCCTGAAAAATGTATATTGGAATATACAAAATACTTACCACTAATTTGTGGAGTAAACCTACCATTGCTTGTATCATAAGCATTATTAGTATCAAAAACCTCGGTATCACAAATTATAGTCGTTACAGTATCGTTTGATAAATTTTGATTAGAACTTAAATAAGCATGAAAAGCTGGAACATTAGATTGCAACGTAACACCTGATCCAATAGTAATGTTACCAGATCCAGAGCTAGTTGTTATTTCACCGACTTTTAAAATTCCGTTTGCCATTATGCTACTATTCTATACGCTCCCCAAATTGATCTAGTTCCTTTTATGTTTCCTGCATTACCGCTAGCCTGATATGCATTTACAGTTAAATAATCACTTGAACCATTCATCTCTACAATACCGTGATATGTTAAATGAATACCTTCAACACTATCATCTGAACTAGATAAGTTTTCCCATATATTTAAAATTCTTGCACTAGAAATATTAGATCCATTTTTTAAAACTTCTGATGATG